TCAGCACATTTTTTCGCTGATCGCCTTCGCGGTGGCGACGCGCTGTTGGTTCGCCAGATCCAGAGCGCGGCCGGGCAGGGCGGTGTCGCTGATCTCGGGCATGTTCTCGACCGTGATCTCGGGCATGTTCTCGACCGTGATCTCGGGCAGGGCGGTGCCGGTGATCCGGTGCAGCAGCTCGACCTCGGCATCAGCCTTATCCCATGCCTCCACCCATGCCTCCGGCAGGACGCCAGCGACGGCCAGTGCTTCGATCACCTTGCCGCGCAGATCGCCGTCGCCATGAGCGGCGCGCGTGAAGGCATTGACCAGGTTATCGACCAGCTCGGCATGATCGGTGTCGGGCAGGAAATGGTTCATTTTGTAGTCCTCTGAATTGTCTGACCTCAATATAAGATTCCCGGCTGAATCTGTGAAGGGGTCGGACAGCAGAAAAGTGATTTATTTCATGGGCTTGTGAAATAAGTGCTTACTTATCCGGCCGGGCTTCGGGACGCCAAGGGACGGACAGGGACGCCCCAGAACGCAAAAAACCCTAAGCGCGAGCTTAGGGTTCTTGTGCAGGAGCTTCGGGACCATCCACTGTCGCGACTGATCGGAGAAACAAGAAGCCGATCAGTTGAAGCGGTATCTTGATACCGCCTCGGCCGGGTGGCGTCAAGCGGCAATCGCAGCAGCGGTAGCTTTTTTCGCGCGGTGCCGCCGAACACGCTCGGCCGCCTGTGCGCGTTTATGCTGTTTGCGTTCGTCAGGGGTCAAACCCGAAAGATCGGCGTTCGGTTCGGACCTGACCTTGCGGCGACTGGCGTTCCGTTCGGCCCGGCCTGCCTCAGTCCGGCGATATGCGTCGATTGCGCGCCACCGGCTCATTACATCATTCCGCGCAGCCGTCGCGGTATCAAGTGAAGTCATTGCGATTGCCTTTCATGATCGCCCATCCTTCACGCTCTTACGGCTGACCCGCGTTTCTTCTCGCGGGATCAGCACATTTTTATGGTCGCGCGCGGATCGGCCGGGACGGTCAGGCAGCAGCAGCAGCAGCAGCAGCTTTTTTCGCGCGTTGTCGGCGCTTCTTCTCGGCCTCTTTCTGGCGGCGATGTTCCTTGAGTTCGTCAGGGGTCAGCGCGTTCAGCTTCGCGTTCGGACCCCGGTCGGTCGTGCGAAGACTGGCGTTCCGTTCCAGCCGCCCGGCTTCGGTCTGGCGATATGCGTCGATTGCGCGCCATTGCTTGGTGCGGTCGTGGCGCGTGGCCTCCCATGCCTGAACCGGGGTCAGGACAGGATCATTACCAGCCTCTTGCCACGCCTCAAACGCTTTCAGCTTCGCCAGCCGGTTGTCGGCCAGTTGGTGCATGATCTCGCGGGCGCGGATCAGGTCCGGGTGATCGGCGGCGAGGTTCGCCGCCAGAACCTCGACGCGGTTGCGGGCTGCGGCCGCAACCTCGACAGCATGGTCATAGGCTTGTCTGGGATTCATCTTGCGCGGATCGACAGTCACCGGCCGGAGCCTCCAGATAACGCCCTCATCGTCGATCTGGTCGCCATGGCGGGGTTGCGCACCGGGGCGGGCCTCATCCCAGGTTCCGTGTTCATCCGAGAAGCTGCGGCCGCGATAGGGCTGCGGTGCTGCGGGCTTCGGGTGAACCTTACCAGCGGAGCGACAGGGCAGCACGATCTCGCCAGAGATATAGCCGTCAAGGTTCGCGAGAAATTCCGCGTCCGGGTCGGCGGCAGCGGCAATCGGATTAGCGGTCAGGTCGGCGGCAGCGCCGCCAGCAATTTCGTTCATCATTCTTGTTTCTTTCGATCTGCAACATGGATGTTGACCCTTAATTTTCTCCTGCCCATCCGCATTAGGTCAAAACCACGAAAACCGCAATGGCTATTTAGCTAGAGCGGCGCGGAGAGGCACCTTGCAGGCCGATCTCTTGAAATTGGCTGGCATAGCACCAAAACGCGCGAATCGCCTCTGTGGCGCGTTCTGTGGCGCTCCTAGGGTCGGTCCTGCCGTGGGTGTCGGGTGAACCGGAGCCGGGGCCGGCGACAGAGGCAGACCAGCCGGACCAGAAGCAGACCAGCCGCAGCAGCTCGACCAGAGGCAGACCATAGACCAGCCGGAGCGGGCGCAGCCCGCGACCACCCGGAGACGTGTTTCTGATTGTGGGGTTCTGTTCGGGCGTCAGCGCTTCGCTACCACCCGGAGACGGGTTGTCCCGTTTGTCCCGATTCCTGCCGCTTTCTTATCTTTCTTGTTTAAGTGTAGATAATCAAACAAGTTCATAAGATACGGCAGGAATCGGGACAAACGGGACACGCTCAAAATCCCATCCCCGGCAGAAATCGGGACAGCGTTACAGGCCGGGTGCAGGCTGTCCCGCAGGTCGCTCAAAATCCCATCCCCGGCAGAAATCGGGACAAACGGGACAACCGGCCGAAGCGGTAAAATACCACCACAACGGCCGGCCGAAGATCAGCGCAGCAGGCCACCCGGACGCATCTGCCGGACAAGTTCTTGCTGCACCAAGCCGCGCAAGCTGGCCTCGGACTCGCGGGCAACCTGCCGCGCCAGATCGGCATTGGCCTCGGGCGTTCCCCCGGATGCGTTGACGGTGATCGCGCCACCCGTGACGTTGATCACCGGCACGGATGCCCGCGCAGAGCCGCTGGGCGAGTCACTGACGGCCTTGGCGACCTTTCCGGCAGCAGAGACCAGCCCGCCCGAAGCATAGCCCCTGCGCGCGTTCTGGTGCAGCCGTTCGAGGTTGCCCGCGCCGATGCGCTGGACGGTCTCTTTCGAGAAAACGAACTCGCCTTTATGGACCACGCCAGCCGGTTCATACTTGCCGCCATGGCCGGTAAAACCACCATCGGAATAGCCTAGCCATCCGCCAACAGCCTGTCCGACGCCCGCGAACATGCCGCCCTGTCCGAACATGTTCATGAACACGCGGTTAAACTGCGCCTCGGCGATCTTTCGCAGCAACCCGGCCAATGCCTCGCGCGCCGACATGATGCCGGTCAGGATGCCCGTGAACATCTCGCTCAACGCCTCGGCTCCCTTCTGGCCGGCGTCCTCGATCTGGCGCAGCTTCTCGGCGGCTTGGTCAGCGTTCTGACCTGCCGTGACATACGCCTGCGCAAGCTGGTCAACCTCGGCGGTCAGGGCGGGCGTGATCTGCTTTCCGGCCTGTTGTGCGGCAAACAGCAGCTTGGCCTTCTCGGATGCGAAGGCGACGGCATCACCATAGGACTTGCCCGCCGCAGCGCCTGCGATCAGGGCAGCGGATTCAAATTCCAGTTCCCGCGTCCGGTCGCGGATCGCCTGCGCCTCGCGGGCGAACTCATCCAGCTTTGCCGCACCGCCACCAGAGCCGCCAGAACCGCCCTTGGAGCCGCCCGAGGATCGCGCCGCAGCATCGGCAGCAGAACGCGCGGCATCGCCATCCAGCGCGGCTTGTGCGGCGCTGGTGATCTGGGCATCGGTCAGGGTCGCGCCCGCCTCGGCAGCACGTTTACGCACGGCCTCTTTCTCGCGTTCCAGCTTGACGCCCTCGCTGGTCAGCGCGTTGCGGGCGGCTTCCGAGGCGTTGAAGCGTTCGTTGGCCTCGCGCATGGCGTCGAGGCTATCCATGGATGCCTGTTGCGCGGCATGTTGCTGGCGCAGCGACTCAAGCTGTTTCGTGCCGGGGTCGATCTGCGCGGCTTTCGCCAATTCCCCCACCAGCGCCGATGCCTGCGCCGTGACAGAGGCAATGACGCCACCGAGCCGCGACAGTTGCGACATGACGCCCGAGAATTGCGCCCGGTCCACGTCCGACAGGCTGGAGAAAGCATCCTGCGCGCCCGTGTCGATCTCGGCCAGCTTGGCGGCAAAATCGTCGCCGCTCATGGTGCCGTCGCGGAATCCTTGCTGCGCCGCGTCCAGTTCAGCCGACAGGCTGCGCAACTGGTCGGCAGCTTCGCCATAGCCCCAAGCGTCAAGCTGGCCGATAGCACCGCGCATCGCCATGCCCGCGCTGGTCGCTTCCTCGGCCAGCCGCATATATTGCGCATCAAGATTGCGCAGCGCCTCGGCCTGCGCGTCCACCGCATCCCGGTCGCGCGACAGGGTGTCATACAGTTCATTGCCGAGGATCGCGCGGCCCTCGGCCTCATTGTCAAAGATGCCGTCCAGCCGGTCGCGGAAGTCAGTCAGTTCCACCGCAGCGTCGGCAATGGCGATCACCGCGCGCTTGCCGAAGGATTCGACACGCGCGGTCAGTTCACTAAACCGGCGGTCGATCTCGGCGGCTTTGTCGATCAATTCCGCATCCAGCACCGCGCCGGTTTCATGGGCGCGGGCAATGGTGGCGTTGAGGGCTTCCTCACTCTGGCCGATCAGCGCGCTGAATTGCTCACCACCGGAACCGCCAAAGATTTCCTCCAAGAGGAACGATTGGCCGGCTTGGTCGAAGTTTTTCAGCTTGCCGAGAATCTCGGTCAAGGCGGCCGAGGGGTCTTTCAGTTTCTCTTTCAGCGTCTCGGCGGAATATCCTAGCTTCTTGAACGCCTCAGCACCCGCGCCCGTGCCATCAAGGAAAAACTCACCAGCGCGAATATGAAGCTCTTTAATCCCATCGGTTAGCGCATCAATGCTAATCCGGTTCTGATCGGCCACAAATTTCCATTCCTGAAAAACGGTCGTGGAAACGCCTGCCCGCTCGGCTTCATTTCGAAGATTGGCAACCTCTTTCGTGGTGCTGGCGATGCTTTGGCTGATCTGATCCAGACCACCAACGGCAATGCCACCGGCCACGCCACCAAGGAAAGCGCCGCCAATGCCTTTCAGTGATGCCGGGATGCCGTTGAAGGCTTTGCCGATCCTGCCGCCGATGCCCTCATATTCCGAGGCGATCTTATTGGCATTCTGCCGGGCCAGCTTTTCCATGCGCTGCGATGCGCGCTGTTGCTGGGTGATCGCCCGGTTAAAGTCCTTCTCCCATTTGGCGATGTTCGCCTCTAGCTTGACCAGCAGGCCGGTTTCATCAAGTGCCATGGTTCAATTCCTACTCATCAAGCGGCCACCAGCAGGCCAAGAATATCATCGCGGGAATAAAGCCCGCCTTGGTTATGATCCGTGATCGCGCTGGAAACGGCCATGCTTGCAGCAACAGCACCGTCAATATGGCCGCGTTTCTGGTCGGCCTTGTCCAGCCAGATCATGCCAGCCTTGTTCGTGACCGCCGCAACGCCGTCAAAATGGTTGCGAAGGATCGGGTGCCCATCGTGCCGGATCAGACGCCCGTTCACCGCACGGATAAGTTCGCCGTTGGCCGGTCCCATGGTTGCCGAACCTTGGCGCATCTCCACCATGGGAACACCATCAGATAGCAGTTCCGCAGCGGTGGCACGGAAACGCCATGGGTCATAGCGCACTTGTCGCACGTCATGCCGGGCGTAAATTTCCTTGATCACCTCGGCCACGGCCTCTTGCGTCACCACCGGGCCGGGCACCACAATCAAGTGCCCATCCTTCACCCATTGGCGATAGGGCACCTGTTCCAGCCGTTCCCGATCTTCCAGCCCCTCGGCCTGCACAAAGAACCAAGGCTTAATCGTGATCTGCCCATCATACTTGCCGCCATCGTGCCGCCACGCCGCGACGATAGCCGCAAGGTCGCCGCATTGAGCGTAGTCGACACCCAGATAGCAGGGAAACTCCTCAAGGTCGGTTTCGTAATCGACCGGCTTGCCGCTCTTATCCAACTCAATCTCAAAAGCGCCCGCATCGTATTCGTCGAAATTGAACAGCGGTGACGTGGAATTGCCAAGCCATTCATTCAGGGCGAGTTGACGGAAAGCATATCCTTCAATCGGATCATGCTGCGCCGTGATTGCATCATCGCGCATTTCATCCAAAAGCGGATAACCATATCTCATGCCGGGATTGACCTTGTGCCAAACGGCTTCATCAAGCCAATCGTCGCCCTCCTCGGGTTCAAAAATGATCGGCAGTTTTGACGGGTTCACGATCTTGCCCAATGCAATATCGCGGAACATAGAATATCGCTCATAAGCGAAGCCATGCCGCCCACGCCCCGCCGTGGTGCAGGTGACAAACAGCGCACCGCGTTTCCTACGCCCGGAATACATCGCTTCCCAGAGCTTGCGGTTCTTCCAGATATGCACCTCATCGCACATGACAAAGGTCGGGCTGGTGCCGTGGAATTTATCGCCGTCCGAGGTGGTGGTTTCCAAAATAGAGCCATCCAAATGGCTTTGAATGGATTTCGTCCCAATCTTGGGATTATTGACGCTCACCACGTCAGACAGGTTCTTGTCGGCGCGGATAATACCCAGAGCCTCAAGGAAACCAATTTCAGCCTGTTTGCGGTCAGCTGCGCAGAAATATGCCTGCCCTTGCGGCACGGCTTCCGGCCCCAGCAGGTGCAGCAGCGCCAGCGCGGCGGCGGTCGAGGTCTTGCGGTTGCCGCGTGGAACCTGCAACCAAACGTCCTTGACGATGCGCTTACCGTCCGGGTGGCGGGGGCCATAGATACGCCGAACAATGCGCTCAAGCCATGGGTCAAGCTGGAACGCCAAGCCCGGCAACGTGCTTTGCGGATGCGACAGGGATCGCAGGAATTGAACCGCCTGCTCGCCATATCCGAACGGGTCATCAATAGGCGAGTTGTCAAAGACCCAATGCGGATAGGTGCTGGCGCTCATCGGCGGAAACTCAAGGGATTGGGGCGCGCGTTCGGGTCGGGCTGGTCGGGTCCAGCGCCAAGCCGGGCACGGCTGACAGGATCAAGGCCAAGGTTCGCGGCAAGCTGGCGGGCCGAGAGAATGGCGCGGTTCAGGATACCAAACGTCACCTTGTCGATAACGCCGCCTGCCTGCTTCCGCTCGGTCTCAATCTGGCGGATGTAGCCGCGCGCGATGCACAAATCCTCCACCAGCCCTAGATCGGCTTTGCAAATCAGCTTGCGCGCGATCAGCATGGGAAGGATGCGCTTCCATTCCTGCACCGCGTAGGGCGAGAAATAGGCCGGGGCCTTGGGTGCCTTGGTCAGCGGCTCTTGGTCGGGATGCACGGCAGGCTTGACGCCGCGCAGGTGCTTGCTCATGCCGCGATCACCCGCAGTTCAAGGCCGCGCCTGCGCCCGATCTCGGCCAGCCCGACGATATTGTAATGCCTGCCATCCATCACCAGCCGGTCGGCGGTGGTGATCTCCACCGCCAGCGGATAGCGGATCAGGAACACGGCCTTGCGGTTGTCCATCTCGCCGGGGCCGGTCAGGAACTCGGTGGTGGTGGCGTCCTTGATCTCGGCCTTGCAGGTCAGCAGCGGCAGCCACGTCTCGCGGGCATGGCCGTAATCATCGACCAGCACCGCGTTGCGTTCGATCTGAATGCGGTTCGTCAAACGTCCTGCGCGCATCTTACCGCCTCCACCGCAGCGCCGCGCGCAGGCTGATCACCGCATGGGCGCAGGACAGCGCCGGATCAGGATCGGGCACCCACGCCATGACCGGGCGTTCCCAGCGGTCAATCTCGGCACCAGCCGGGCGCGGTGCATCCATCAGCGCCAGCATGGCGGCGCCCGTGATCTGTTGCGCGACGGCGGCCTGATCGGCGGCAGTCCAGACATGCAGCTTCATGCTGGCCTCGGCCACCACCTGACCACCAGACGCATGGCCGAGGATACGGACCTCGGCGGGCGTCATGATCACGCAGGGCATGGCCTCGGGCCGGGCAAGGCCAGAGCGGATGCGCTCGGGCGCGATATGCGCGGCAACGCCGGGTGCGGCGATCAGCGCCAGCCGCACCGCGCGTTGCAGTTCCATGTCGGGCGTCATTGGCTGGCCTCCCTCACGGCTCGGCGCAGCAGCCGGTTAATCCGCTGTTCGAGGCGCTTGCGGTTCAGCCGCCATGCCGGGTTGAAGAACGGTTGCGCGGGCATGGTGCCGGTGCTGGTGCCGTCCTTGTGCAGCCGGGGCGCGGTGCCGCCCTCCACAAGATGCGCGTGGCGGGCATCGCTGTCGCCAGCCGTCACCAGCACCTCGAACGGGCCAGCCGTGCGCTGCCCGCCATCGGTGGAATGGGGCGGGGTCGTCTCGCCGGGTCCGGTGACGTGAATCGACTCGATCAGATCACCCGTGCGGCGGCTGGCCTCGGCCAAGCTGCGCGCATCCTTGGCAACCTCATTGCCAGCCGCGACCAGAGCCGGGCGCAGGACCGGCGCAACGGCATCGCGCATCGCTTGCAGCTTCCGGGTCAGTTCCTTGGAACCTTGCACCAGATCAGCCATTGGCGGTGCCCTCCACCTCGGGGATGTAGCCGACAACCTGCCGCTTGATACCGGACAGCAGATCGGTGACGCCGAAAGGAAGCTGATAGGCGCTGGCAAAGGTCACGGCCTCGCGCGCCTCATACTGATGCGCGATCAGCATAAGCGCCGCTTGCAGCATCAGCACGTTGTCAGGGTCGAAAGGCAGGCCGGTATAAGACGCAACCCATGCCTCGGCCACGTTGCCGTAATGGGTCAGGATTGCGTCGTCGGCAGCCTCATCGGGCAGAAAGTTCAGATGCGCCCGCACAAGGGCAGCAGGGATCGGCATAACAGGTCACTCGCAACAGGGTATCCATAACGTAGTGTTACGTTATCACATAACAATCATAAGAAAAAGTTATATTCGGCCTGTCTTGCGCGTGCCTCCCCCCGCCGGTTCCCAGCAAGGGGCGAAGGTTTGGGGATACCCCTCCCTCAAAGAAGTAGAGAATTGAGGTCGGTTGAAGCACGACGTAATCGATCAATCTGCTGATGAATATGGATATTCATTCGCACGGATATCCAGAAAGACGGTGAGGACTTTGGTAATGGCTGTTGTGAAGCTTCAATAATCTGAGAAACACCCCAAATATCAGCACGGAAAGACAGAGAATCATGTCTAAATTTGGAGTCGGCTACAACCTTGGCTGCCACATTTTTGTAATGCGTAGCATAGGCCGAGTAAACCTTGTCATCTCCACTCCCGTGGGATGAACGCTTCTCACGATAATAAAAAACGTGATCCGGCCCATAGGGGTAGTCTATTCTAGGGCGCCAGCCTCTAGCCACCGCGTCATTTCGAATCGGGTTTATAGAGCCGTAGTCTCCGTAGGAAATGTCTGCAAAGTTGTGCACTCTATTGGCCGTGGCAGCGTGGAGATAAACCTCTTCAATGCGAAAGTCTCCATAACTCTCTCCGCCAACGTCCGTTACGGACTTCGGAAAGGAAGTCGAAACTAGAACTAATTCAGCAAATGGACAAATATCATGGACGATGCGGAAGACTTCGGCGGCTTCTATGGAGTGCAGTTCGCCTGTTCCTGGCCTAACATAATCGTAGTCCAGTATGACAACAAATCTTCCCCCAGACTCCGTATAAGCCAGCGCCCTCCTTGACAACACCTGAAGGTCTAAATCAAACTCATCATCCGTTTTTTTTACCGCGCGATACCCAATAGCCGAACTGGTTTTGGCAAGTTCGTCAAACTGCATGAAAAGAGATCTCTCGTAGTCAATCCAACTCTCACCGGGAACTGGCGATATTTGTAGAATTGGGCATATACTTGGGTTTGCCCGTTGGCGCTCCCGAATGTATTCCGCCCAGCAGATGTATCCAGATTTTGGAGAACTCAAATTCCGCGTAAAGTCCGAAGACAAATCATCATCACGAGTCACATCGATAAAGCTGTCCCGACTCTTGGAAACCTCGTTATCAATAAAATCCTGAATGGCGCTGAAGTTGTATTGTTCGCCGGTTCGCTCTCTCGTCTTTGGCTGATTCTTTCGCCCCCGCGTTATCTCAATAATGGGTGTAATTTCCGACCGAACGCTAGCGGTAATGTTGCGATATGCCCGCATTTCAGACGTTCCAGTTTTCAACACAAGATAATACTTCCCCGTCATGCTGTATCTCGCGACAGTTCTTCTTGACGAAATTGAAGCGCCGCCACAGAAACTTTTAACGCAAGAGCGGCTTCAACTATACGTCCATCACTTTTAATCATCGCGCTTTCGACTGCCGTTTTAGGCATCAGAATTTTAGCCGCAAACCTATTAGCTTGCCATTCGATCGGTATCGAATTACCATCACGGTGCAGTATTCGCTCTCCCTCTGGGAATTCGGTGATCTGATTCCTGTGCAGCTGATAGTGCGCGTATTCATGCGCCATCGAAAATCGCTGTCTGTTCTTGGGGTGCTTTGAGTTTATGCCGATGATATAACTAGCTCCGCCAGCATGCATGATATACGCATCCTTATCAGCAAGATCCTCAAATTTCAGTGTGAGATTGTCATCATTGAGTATCAGCCGCTGAATGTCAACGGAGCCAAATTCAGTTATTAGTCCCATTTCTTGGCAGTATGAAAGGACGCGCTCTGGGGTGTCCAGCGCGGACGAATTCATGGTGGGAAGTTTTGACGAAAATCCCGTAGGTCGCGGGCGTCTCATTTACTCCTCCTGCATTTCTTGGATTTGAAGCTCTAGCGATGCAACCTTGTTCTCAAGGGAGATGAATGCATCATACAGACCGCCCTCGGAGGGGAAAGGCAATCGCAGCGACTGATCGGAAACCACTGTGGCTGCCTGCTTTGCTAAAAGTTCTTTCCCCTTATCGCGGTCGAAATAGTCAGAAATGTGAGGCGGAATTTCTTGTTCAATCTGTGCTCGCGCGCTTGCCTTTAAGGTATATGCGCCAAAGGCTGCAACAACAGCTAACGCAGCAATCAAGATTGTTATCACAGAGGTGTAGAATCCCGTTATCGTCTGCAAATATGTCGCATCACTCCAAGCGCCGCCTTGATTAAGGTAACAGTAAAAAACGTCCGAGACCGTGCTGCAGTTGGGCGCACTATAAAATACGGTTTTTCGCATAAACCAAAAGAACGCCAAATTTACGCAAATAGGAACAAAAACGCCAAAGACCCCGACTAAAAATACTAGGTGTGCGCGCCCATATTTAGCGATAGGATTTCCTCGCCCGTTGTTCGTTTCCGACATTCTGCTTCCGATACCCATCTGCTGTTTCCATCATGTGTAGCCTGAGCGCTTGCAGTCGGCAATATTTTGCTCACTTCGCTGCTTCACCGAACTATGACAGCCGGTGCACAGCGCCTGCCAGTTGTTCCAGTTCCAGAACAGGGCCTTGTCGCCCCGGTGGGGCTTGATGTGATCCACAAGGGTCGCGTCAGCACCGCACATAGCGCAGCAGGGATGAAGGCGCAGGAACTCGGCCCGCGCCTTCTCCCATTCCCGTGTATAGCCGCGCTGGCGACTGTTCGGCCGTGTGGCGTCATAGCGGCGCTTGCGCTCAAGCTGGCGCTCTAGCTGGCAGGCACAAAGGACGCCATGGGGCACGATGGCACCGCAGGAACAGAGGCGCGGCGGCTTAGGCACCGTGGCGGGCTTTCAGGGCGCGCAGGGCGTGGCGGTTGAACTCGGGATCAAGGCCAGCAGCTTCATTGGCTTGGCGCTGTTCGGCGCTCATGGCGGGTTTGTGCGGGTCACCATTGGCTGCGGCTTCCATGGCTTCTAGCCGGTCGAGGCGGGCGCGCAGGATCGCATCAATCTCGGCAGGGGATGCCTGCCAGACCTCGGACGGGGGCCATTCCAGAATGGTGGTGCCGAACTTGAACAGTTCGGACAGGTAGTCCCGCAGCGGCATTGGCTTTGCGGTGGTGCTGGCCGGTGCGGGTTCCTCGGGTTCTGGCAAGAGGTTCACCAGCAGTTCAAGGCAAGCCGCTTGCGCCCGAGAGAGGAAAGACGCAAGCGGCTTGTCGGACAGGGCTGCCAAGAGGACAAACGCCGCTGCCCGATCCGTCGCGGTGGCGAGGATCACCGCACGGATTCGGGTATAGGTTTGGCGCATGAGGCTATCCCATGCGCCGGGGATGCCGCCCGGCAGGTTGTCCAAGGCGACCGCAGCCCGCAAAGACGCCCGCAGCGTCACGGCATGGTCGCCGTGGCGCAGGATCGTCTCATAGGCGGGCTGCAAGGTCATGGCGTTATGCGGCCACGCGCAGCTTCACAAAGCGGTCAGCATGGGTCAGGTCGGCGCCGACGCGCTTGCGGGCGATGAACCGGACCTGACCTTTCGTGCCCAGCGTGTAGGGATCGCGCAGAATCGACAGGTCCACCCGGTCAAAGATGCGATAGCCCGACATATCGCCGAACATGATCGGCGCAGCGCCAGCCGCCACATTGTCCATGTCGGGCATTTCCACGATGGGATTGCCCAGCAGGCGCAGAACGCCGCCGTCTTTCGGATCGGTGACAAGATACTGCCCTTGCGCATCCTTGAACTTACGGATGGTCGCCAGCGTGTTGCGGTTCATCAGCCAGACCGCGCTACGGGCGTGGAAGGACGGAATCGCGTGCTGCATGGTGATCAGAACATCCATGGGATTGCTGGCCGGGAAGTTAGCCGCCACGCCGGTCTTGACCTCGGCAATGCCGGTGGCAGTCATCAGGCCGCGCGGCTGGCCGGTGCCGGTGCCTTTGACAAAGGCCAGCCCTTCCACCTTGGCAAAGCCCTCGGCCAGTTCGCGGTTCATCACCGATTCCAGATCATAGGCATTGTCTTCCAGCACCTTGTTGCTGGCGACGTAGAAGCTGGAAAGCTCATGGTTCGCGATCTTGACCTGACCAAAGGTCGGCTCGCTGGCGGTCATGTCAGCGCCTTCCTCGGTCCAGAAGGCGTTCACGCCCGACAGCAGGGTCGGAAAGGTGATGTCGGTGCCGGTGACGGTCTGGACGCTGGCATACTGGCGCAGCGGCGACATCTCGGTCAGCAGTTTCAGGATTTCCGAACCGAACTCGGGCGGCACCAGATAGCCGCCATTCGCGTTGTTCGCGACGGCCAGCGCCTTGACCTCGGTTGCCTCCATGCGGGCCTCGCCGCCGCGCAGGTAGCTGGAAAATGCCTTTTTCTCGGCAGTATCGCCTTGCACGACAGCCGGTGCGCCCGGACGGTTCGCCTTGGCTTCCAGCTTGTCGAGGCGCGACAGGACGCCATTCAGCGCCTTGGTGTCGATCTGGGCAGCGTCATTGGCCGGGGTTTGTGCTTTGACCTCTTGGGCCGGATTTGCGTTTTCCATAACAAACTCACTGTTTACAGGATCAGGGGTGCCACCTTTGACGGTTTGAATGCGCGCGTCCGGGTGGCACGGGACCGCGACAACTGAAATTTCATGCAGGGCAAGCGCCTTGATGGTGCGTCCTTTGGCGTGGCGGGCGGCGTCCTTGGTGACGAAACCGATACTCAAGCCAGTGACAGCACCGGCCCGGATCATCGCGCGGACTTCGCGGGCGCGTTCCACGTCATCGACCAGCAAGCGGCCTTTGACGTTCAAGCCCTCGGGCGTCTCGGTGATGGAATCCCAGATGCCGATCACTTGGGCCTGATCGTGCGCGAAAAGCATCGGCAGCGCCTCGGGCTGGTCAAAAGCGCCTTTCTCGATCACGTCGCCCACGCGATCAGGCGTGCCAAACGGCCATGCAATCCCGGTGATCTCGCCCGCCTCGGTGGTGGTAAGCTGGGCTTTGACCTCGATCCGATCAGCCATGTTGCACCTCATCCGCGCCGATCCAGCGGGCGGCAAGGATCGCGGTCGCCAGCGGCAGCACCTCGGCCACCGGACGATTGCGGGCGTAGCTGTTCACCAGCCGGGCGGCTTCCTCGGGGCTGGTGCCTGCGCCGATCAGGCCAAGCCGGATCACCTCGGCCAGATCGGCCAGCTTGAAGGCATGGGCGGTCAGACGCTGGAACAGGGTGCCGATGCCGGTGCCGGTCGAGGCTTCCAGTTCCGTCACCATGTCGTCGGTCAGCGTGAACGGGCGTTCCCGGTCGCCGAAAAAGGCGGTCGCGGTGATCATGCGGCATCATTCGCAGGCAGGCCGATCATGGCGCGCAGTTCGGCGGCGGTCAGGATACCGGCATTGACAAGTGCCAGGGCGATTTCAAGCGCCGCCAGCATTTCCAGCGGGCTTTGCGTGGTGTCATTCATTGGGGGCTTCCTTGGCAGGTTCGGGCGTGGCGGTGGTGCCGCCCGAGGTGGTGAAGGGGTTCGATAGTTCGTCGCCGCCCGCCATCGGCGGCAGGTTCAGCCCGGCCCGGACCTCGTTCGGGGTCATGGCGCGCATGGCGACATACTGGCTGTAAGCGGTGGCCTGCGCCGCAAAATCCACGGTCATCAGGTCTTTCGTCTCGGCCTCGATATAGAGGGCGCGGCGATCCTCGGGCGACAGCAAGACGCGCGCATAAGCGGCCTGCCAGCGCTTCAACCAAGGCCGCAGCGTCATGGTCAGAAACTGTTGCGCCATCTGTTCGACATTCGACCAAGTGCCGCGTTCCAGTTCAAAGATCATGCTGGGCGGGATGCGGAAGGCGCGGGCGATCTCGCGGATTTGCTCAATCCGGTTCGTGTAGAACTCGGCATCCGTGTTGCTGGTGGCGAGAGGGTAGTATCTCATGCCGTTGTCGAGAATTGCGGCGCTGCCAGCTTTCACCGCCGACCAGCCATCAATGATCTTCTTTGCCGGATCGGGTTTTAGGTCTTGCTCGGTCGAGAGATAGCCCGAGGGACGGCCAGCGCGCCCGAACCATTCCGCAAGGTGCTGTTCCGCTGCCAGCGCAAGGCCAATGGCTTCCTTGGCATGGGTGATCGGGGAAACGCCATCCAAGGTGCTGATATGCAGCACATCGGTATAAGGCAGCACGGTATCGCCGCCACCTTTCAGCCGGATGCGGTAAGACGGTTCGCCGTAGTCGTCAGTTTCGACCGATACCGCGCCGGGGTCGATCCGGTGCAGTTCGAGCGGCTGGCCGATGCCGTTGCGCACCACCTGCGCAAAGCCAGAGCCAGACAATAGCGCATCGCGGGTCAGGTGTTCGCGCAGTTCCTCGGCGCTGGTCCAAGGGTTCGCCTCGCCATGGATCAGTTCATAGCCGGGGTGGTCTTTCTGCGCCTCGCGGGTGTCGCGGTCGTGCAGTTTGAACGGCAGATTGCCGCAGGCTTCCGAGATAAGCCCGACAGCAGCGGCAACGGCGGGGACGCGCAGAGCGGTGGTGCTGGTGACAGTGACGCCGGATCGCACCGGCAGGCCAGCGAACAGGCCGTAAGCCTCGGGGCTGGTCAGCGTGAACGCTTTGGATTCAGTCCGGCCTTGCCCGAACAAACGGGCAAGGCGCTGGGGGATACTCATCAACAGGCACTCGCAAAACTTCCTATGTTACAATGTAACATGCAGGACGATTATTACAAGTGCTCATGTTGTTATGAATTTCGTTCAATAGTGTAGCTGGGTAACGCGTCGATCACGCGGGCCTTGGCAGTCAGCGAAACGTCGCCGTAGCCGTCCGAGGCGGTGCGCCCGGCGTGACCTTGGATCGCATCAACCACGCGAATATCAGCGCCCATATCTCGCGCCTGCGTCTTGAACCGATGCCGCCATGCGTAATTCGGCTGAACCCCAGCCGGAACTAGGCCAGTTTCGCGCAGCCAAGTTCCGACTTGGTTTGTCATCCGCACCGCCTTGGCCGCGAATTTGGCCGGGTCTTTGCCGTTGTGGAACAATGGGCCGTGGTCAGCTTGTTCCACGAACCGAACAAACCCCTCCACGACTACTTGCTCATGCAAAGGCACGTCGCGGAAATGACCCGCTTTCATCGTGCCGGCGTCAGGTGTGATGCGGATCACCCAGCGGTCGCCCTCTTGCCGCAAGTCCTCTTTCCGTAGCTGGGTAATCTCGGACACGCGCGCGCCCGTGAAGGCGCAGAGGATCGGCACCCATCGCTTGGCGTTTACGGATTCGTTTGTCTCGCGAACGTAGCCGAATTGATCGGGTTTCGCTTCATACGACCGCGACAATTTCAGAACCGCGATAGCCTCTGCATCGGTATATCCTGCCTCGCGGGCGCGCTGCTTCTTGGGCTTGGCCTGTTTGACGGTCGCGGCGGGGTTCTCGGGCAGGCGCTCGTTGTCATGCGCCCATTGGAAAAGAGAGCGGACGGCAGAGAGATACATATCCGAAACCGTCTTAGCCGAAAGGGTCGCAAGCAACTGGTCGCGCCAGTCCAGCAGGTTTTTCTTTGAGACTTGGCGCGCGTCGTTGTGCCCGAGGAACTTCCGCAGGCTGACCTTGACGGGCTCCATGCGCTTACCGCCGTCCTTCATGAAGCCCGCAGCGGTGCGCGCTTTGATGTAGTCATCCCACAATTTAGACAGGCTTATGGGTTCTGGTTCGTTCTCGGGCTGCTTGACGTTCAGCAGCAGAGGGGTTGACGGCTGGCCGGTATAGTCGCCCTCGTCGCGCTCCACGACACGCGCCAGCGCCTCTAGTTCGGCACTACAGAGGGCGCGCGCGATGGTGCGCCATTCATCGGAACCGGGCGCGGCGTCGAGATTGCCAGCCGCGCGGAAACGCTCGATCCGCGCGCCCATCAGGTCGGCCAGTTCCTGATCGGTCAGACGCCCGGCCACGCCCGCGCGAAGCTGGGCGACATAGCCGTCATCAATGCTGATGGTCGAGGCGGCGGCATAGGACGTGCTGTTGCGCATCTGGTCGTCAAAGGCGAGACGCTGCGCATAGTGACTGGCTGCAATCTGATCTGGGGCGAGGGGGTAGCGCGCTGGCGTGGCGGTGCTGTTTGATGGAATAGCCGCCCGCTCGGCTTGCGCGATCTGATGTTGAAGGGATGCCACCGCACCGGGCAGCAGCTTCATTGCCGTTCGGCGATCCGGCCCGAGGGGCGCGCGCAGTTCGGTCTTGCCGACGACTGGCCGCAGGTCTTTCGGCACCACCAACCGGGCGAAGAATCGACCGTTTCGGTTCAAAAGGTATCGTTGCGCCCCAGCCAT